GAAATTTTAGTAAGCCAGTTGAAGAATTCAAAGATTGGAAAAATACTCACGTTATATTTGATTTCTCGCAAATTCGTGCCAAAGGTTCATCATTAGCCAGTGGTGTTGGTAAGGCTCCAGGCTATGAACCTCTTGCTAATGGACTAGAAAAAATACGAGCATTATTAGATCGTTGTATTAAAAATGGACAAAAGAAATTAAGACCTATTGATGCTTATGATATTGTGATGCATAGTAGTGACGCTGTATTGAGTGGTGGTGTACGTAGGTCTGCTAGTTTAGCATTATTTAGTCCAAGTGATGAAGAAATGGCAAAAGCCAAAACCGGCAATTGGTATATTGATAATCCACAAAGAGCACGAAGCAATAACTCTGCATTATTATTAAAGAATGAAACAACATTTGAAGAGTTCGACACACTAATGCAATCTGTTAAAGAATTTGGAGAACCAGGATTTATTTGGAGTGAATCAACAGAGATGATTTTTAATCCATGTGTTGAAATTGGTATGTGGCCTGTTGACGAAGCAAGTGGGCAGAGTGGCTGGCAAGGATGTAATCTATCCACCATTAATTGCTCTAGTGTGACAGACGAAGAGGATTTCTTTGAGGCCTGTAAAGCGGCTGCTATAATTGGTACATTACAAGCTGGATTTACTAAGCTAGATTATCTTGGTAAAATTAGTGAGAAAATTTTTGAAAGAGAAGCCCTTTTAGGGGTATCTTTAACAGGCACCATGGAGAAGCACGAACTAGTATTATCAGAAAAAGTTCTCACAAAGGGTGCGAAAATAGCAGTAGACACAAATAAAAAAATATCACAGAAGATTGGGATTAATCAGGCAGCGAGAGTAACCTGTTTAAAGCCAGAGGGAACCAGCAGTAGTATGCTTGGTACAAGTTCTGGTATTCATCCTCATCACGCTAAACGCTATATCCGCCATGTGCAGGCGAATGTTTTAGAAGCACCATACCAACATTTTAAGAAAGTAAACCCACAAGCCTGTGAAAAGTCTCGTTGGTCAGCAAATAATACTGATGAAGTGGTGAAGTTTCCAATAGAAGTACCAGATGGAGCTAAATTAAAAAATCAACTCCCAGCAGTGGAAATGCTTAAAGTTGTTAAAGAAACTCAAAAGAATTGGGTACAATCTGGTAAAAACAGATCATTATGTACTCAGGATTATTTAAGTCATAATGTTAGTAACACTGTAACAGTTAAACCAGATGAATGGGACGATGTTACTAAATTTATTTATGAAAATCGTAAATACTTTGCTGGTATTAGTCTTATTCCACAAAGCGGAGATAAGGATTATCCACAAGCCCCATTTACAACTGTTTACACTAGTCGAGAAATCGTCAAAGAATACGGCGATGCAGCACTATGGTGCTCTGGATTAATTGAATTAGGATTAAATGCTTTTGATAATAATCTATGGGCCGCTTGTGATTATGCAAGTATGAATCAGGCCAAAGAAAATGATACTCAAGATAAATTATTATTTATCACCAAAATGAAAAATTTTGCTGGTAAATATTTTAATAGCGATTTAAGAAGACTTACATATTGTATGAAGGATGTGTATAACTGGAAGATTTATTGTGATTTATTTAATAGTTTCAAGAAGGTTGATTATACGCAACTATCAGAGACTGAGGATAATACAGTAGGAATTGAAGAAATTAGTTGCGCCGGCGGTGCTTGTCTAATTTAACCTCTCCTATTGTAAAGGGTAACACTTGAGAAAAAACAATAAAAATAAACAAAGAAAGTCTAAGGTTATTGATGCCACTAATGATGTTGTTAAAATTGAAACACAATATAGAAATAGACTAAAACCCAGAAGCGATAATCAAAAAGAATATATAAGAACAATAGCAGAAAATACCATAACCTTTTGCCAAGGTTTGGCTGGTAGTGGTAAAACCCATATTGCTATAGGTATGGCTCTCGAATATTTATTAGAGAATAAAGTTAATAGAATTATTATCACAAGACCAGTGTTAGAAGCGGGTGAAAAGATTGGTTATTTGCCCGGTACAGCAGAAGAAAAATTACATCCTTATCTATTACCTATTATTGATGAAATCAATTACTTCATTTCTCATGCTCAATATGCTAGTTTAAAACTAAATAATAAAATAGAGGTTGTGCCATTAGGTTTAATGAGAGGTCGTAATTTCCATAATTGTTTCATTGTTGCTGATGAGTGTCAAAATGCTTCATATGAACAACTAAAAATGTTATTGACAAGAGTTGGCACACAGAGTAAATTAGTATTGACTGGCGATATTGGTCAGTCAGATCTTAGCAGACATTTACAAGGCGGTTTTATTGAACTAATAAATGCTTTGATGGGATTAGAAGGTATCGGTAATTCTAAATTAGAGGCTACCGATATTGTTAGAAATCCTATTATAGCAAAAATTCTAGGACGATTAGACAACTACGAAAATGAATCACAAAAATAGTAAATGCTTAGTATTAAATGCTGATTATAGTCCACTAGCGGTTATTAATTGGAAAAGAGCTTTGGTATGGTCTATTAAACATGACTATAACAATAGTATTGGTGTTGAAATTATTGACTTCTATAAAGATGATTTTATCATAGGGGTTAATAAGAAATACCCTATACCAGCCGTGGCTAAAAGTGCTAAGTACTTTAAACAAAACAGACAATCTGTAAATTTTTGTCGTAAAAATATCTTTTTAAGAGATAGTCACACATGCCAATATTGTGGTATTAAAAAAGAGATTAATGATTTGACATACGATCATGTTATTCCAAAGTCTCAATGGAAGAGTAATTTGTCTCCCACATCATGGACCAATATTGTTACAGCCTGCGTTGATTGCAATAGAAAAAAGGGGAATAGAACTCCTAAAATGGCTAACATGCCTTTGAAAAATATTCCCTCCATGCCACAGAAAAGTGCCAAATACTTGCCAATCACCAGTTACCTATGTAGAATAAAACATGAGATTCCTGATGAATGGTTGGCTTATTTACCAGATAGTTATTTAATATAATGCCCACATATACCTACATTTGTGATAGTTGTAATTCTGATTTTGAATTATTTTTTTATATTAAAGATTATATTGAGCAACCCAACTGTATAAATTGTAAAAGTAAGAAAACTCACAGATCTTATATTGCTGATGTGATGACTCAAAGTGCGTCAGTAAAAAAAATGGATAGTGAGTTAAAGACTCTTGGAGATTTAGCAAAAAGGAATGGCGACAGAATGAGTAATGATGAGAAGGCTCATTTATATGAAAAACACAACGCATATAAAGATACTCAAGTGGAACAAGATTTATTGCCCAAGGGCATGAGCAGAATAAAAAAGGGACCAAAAACAATATGGCCATCATAAAGGATATTAAATGAGAATTAATGATAGTGAAAATACTTTTATTTTCAAACCTAAAGATAATGTTGAACCAGTTCGTCAAGAAAGAGTTACTTCGTATTATACTATTATTGGCGATCATGATTTTATTGATTCGTTCAATAGACCAAGAGCAAAAACAGATTCTAAAAATGTTGTTGCTAAATTAATAGCCAATCAATCTGGTAATAAATTCTTTATTAAGATTGGTACTTATGGTAAAGTTTTTAATCCTATCGGCATGTATAGTGAAGGACAGAGCAATAAATTCCTTAGTAAAATTGGCAGACAAGAATGGCAATTCAAAGAAGTTAATGAAAAAATATTTGATTTATATTTAAACTTTTTATCCACCAAAAATATAGCATGGTTAAGCAATGCAGAAAGAGAGTTATCATAATGGCAAAAGCTAAAAATAGAAATACAGAGTACGCTGTAAAATATCTTAGTGAAACAATGAAGATGGAACCAGCCACTATCGCTAAGGAAGTTGGAGCTAGTATTGATGAGGTTAATACCATTATCACTAATAGTCAACAAGAAAAGATTAAGTCTATTAATTCTAAGGATTTAATGATTAGACAAACTGGTGCCAAGGGTATTAATAATGTTAGTGTAATGACTCAGGCAGCTTCTGCATTTAATGATGAGGCAGTAAAGAATTTCGATAGTGCTCCCAAAAAAGACACAAACCATATTTTTAGACCTAATGGCTGATCATAAACAATATATCTCCAAGTATTCCAACGGCAAAAAGGTTTCTGCCGCTCAATATATCACAGAGATTATTTGTGAGAAAAAAGCCAAGTTAGACAAAAAGGATCTGCACTATAGATTTTGGGTGAATAAAGAGTGGAGTGTTTATTATAGAAATCAGATAGCATCAGCCAATAAATTATTATTAAAATTTTCTGATACTGCTATTATTAGAGCGTTAAACAACTCTAAAGCAACAAAAATCTATTCGCTGCGAGCACCGCATTTGATATCTATAATACAGGAAGAAGAGGATGGACTGAATTCAGAGAATCAGTCTTTGACTCTGGATATTAAGCGTCATGATAATGTAAAATTTGAACGTCATAATAAAAATAATGGTATACTTTCCAAGTTAAAGGATTTAGATAATGAGTCTTAAAGAAGATGTTGTAAAAAATTTTGGCGATGATATTATGCTCACAGGTAATGCTATAGTTGATAAAAAGAATATAGTCATTCCAGTTAGCCCATCATTAGATATTATTTTAAATGGTGGTATACCAGAAGGTAGTTTTGTTGTTTTAACTGGTCAGCCTAAGTGTGGCAAAACAACCACAAGTTTAGATTTTGCAGCAACAGCGCAGAAGCCACAATATCAGGGTATACTAAAAGAACCACGCGAAGTGTACTACCTAAATATTTTC